CTTTCCGTCTGGTGTCCTAAATGGATAAACCCAATGTTGTTGAGATGCAGGAAATACGAAAAAATCTCCCACTTGTGGCTGAAGTGTCATAGTTGGAGATCCCCATCTCTGTTCTTTTCCGGCAGGGCCCGAAAAAGTAATTGCACCATCATCTTCTGTTCTATTAAATTTACGAGTAGGTGAGTATTCTGGAATTTTAAGATACATTACAGATGAAATATCGCATTGTGTATGAACATGGCAAGGATTATATTCATTGTCTTTTTGAGATATGATCCACATAGAAAGCATCTGTGTGTACCATTCTTCTGCAAGAATTGCTTGTCTGTTAAATGGTTCATTTTGACATTGTGCTTGAATCACATAATTCCTTGCAACATCCAAGAAAAACTCATAAACTTCTTCTTTTCGTAAAATTTCATGATCAACCCAAAGTTCATCCTTAATTTGTCCTGCAAGATGTTGTCCATGACTTTTTTCATTCTCTGCATTATCTACAATCTTATCCGTAATTCGGATCATCTTTTCCAGAATTGGTGGGGGCAATTGTGTTTTCATCACAAAAGTTGACCAAGGCTGTAACAACTCAAAGTGCATTTTAAACTGTTCACCTTCTTTTTTTGCAGCTCGTTCTGCTCGTCTTCGTTCTTGTCTTGTTTGACTCATACTGTCTCCGCCGTTAGTGCTTCATTATAAAGATTTTGCATCAATAAATTCAACTCATCTTTGTTTTCAATTTGTAACCCATCGACACAACTTTTAATTACACTCATTGTGTCTTCCACATCTTCCATGTTCTCTATATCATCTCCTAAATCTTCTATATCAAATAGATTATCCACTACTGAAATGTGTCCTACTCCAGCATCTAATAGTTTATCCATTAGAGTTTCAAACATATAGGAGTTTTGTCTGTTTTCAATTATTATTTTCACATAACAATTTTCATATTCAGATATATCACCATAATCTATTTTATCATCCCTATAATAAATCTTATGAAACATTGAATAAGGATTCTCTATAAACTCCACTTCCATTGTTTCAGTATCATAGATATGAAATCCTCTCTTATCATTATAGTCACTCCATGTGATTTCATAAGGATTTCCAAGATATGTAATATTTCCTGTAATAGAACGATGATGAAAGTGTCCAGAAAAGACTCTTTGAAAGGCCTTGAACATTGATTGTGAATGTCCATCGATTGCAAAAGAACCTCTATGTTGTTCAATACCTTCAATTTGAAGATGACCAAATGCAACTGGAGCTCTTGTTTTTTCAATCAACTCTTTTGTCTGATCTTCGTTATCATCACAAATCCATGGCACAAACATTACAGTATGATCTTTAGTTAAAGATACCTCACATGGTTCAGTATAAACTGTTACATGATCCATTCCCTTTGTCAACTCTGTCATTGCATTTACAGAAAGAGTATTTTTATAATAGATATCATGATTACCAACAATGACTTTAATTTTACCCCCCATTTCTTTGAGAGGAGTGAAAAGAATGTCCTTCATTGAATTGAGCGTCTTGTAATTGATAAATTTTCTTCTATCAACCACATCACCCAAATGAATAACTTCTGTGATTCCTCTTTCTTTCAATGTAGGAAAAAATACATCCTCATAAAACTTTCGGAAAAAATCTGTAAAAATCAGACTATCATTTCTTGCCCCAAAATGGGTATCTGTAATAAGAGCAATCTTCATGCGTGTGCTTCTTTAATGAATATTGTTAAAGGAGAAAACGATATTAAATTATCATCTTTTTTTGGTTCAGTTTTAACTCTCTTCTTGGCCCGTTTCTTTTCTTCAAAGGTTGCAATAAAATCATATATCGATGCACGTTTGTCTGAAGATAATGGAGATGCACCAGAAGAAACTGCTCCCGATTCCGATCCCATTCCTTCCATATCAGAATTATCTTCTAAAGAACTAAACTCATCCATCGTTTTATATTTGATGTATAACTGTTTCTTTTCTTTTTCAATTCGTCTAAGAAATGCGTAGTATGTTATTTGAGTGAAATATGCAAATGGATTGCTTGATTTTTCATGATCAAAATTACTTGCATACATGACACAATTTTCAATTCCATCACTTACCATTTCTTCACGAAATGCATAGTTTATAAAATTTGGTCTATGCGATAATCTCTCTGCAATTTTTAGAAAACATTCTCCTGCATAATCTGGTATCATTGGCTTTTCTTCATCGTTTTCCTTCGATTCTAAATATGCAATTCGATACCCTGTCATGACTTCTAAAAACTTTTCATTATCTACATAATGTTGTTTTTTTCTTGGCATGATTCAACCTTTCTTGAGTTCATTATAATTATTATACTAAATTCTAACACGAATGTCAAGTTTAAAATTAAGACTTGACTTTTCTTGAAAAACTTGTTATACTGAGTCTGTACGATTTGTAAATAAAGTATTACCTACCTTTTATTGGGATGCTGTATATGTGATATGGGAAGTGTTCTGTAGTGTATATTTTCACCCGCTCCATAAAATGATTGAGAGTATAGTTTTTCCTCTCTGAGTGCGTCAAATCATCGGAAATGTCGTAAAGACTTGCAGCCTCTTTTGTCTCCGATTTCCTTAATCCTCGACCTATCGATTGCAAGTTTCTAATACGTGACTTAGAAGGAGAAGCGAAAACAATGTTATGAATGTTCCTAATGTTGACGCCGGTACTGTATACACCATATGAAGCACAAATGATTGCATTTTGCTCACCTTCAACAAGTTCCCTGACTTTTTCTCTTGAATCTGCATCTGTTCCTCCATAAACAAAAAAGATTTTTCTTGTAGGATCAATAATATCTTTCAAAATCGAATGTAAGATATTACCATGTTTTTCTATATATTGAAATAATACTAATGTATTTCCAGTAAGTCCTTTTACTAGATTACATATGTAATTGTTACGTTGTGGATGACTTACTAAAAAATCAATCTCCTCTTGATAGCTCATTTCAAATACTTCCTTACATTCCTGTTTGTTGTATTTGAGAACGAGACAACGTATTGCTATCGATGATAACGTTTTCTTCTTGATCAGATCTTTGGTACTTGTTACTTTCTTTGTTGCACCAAATAACCCCTCTAATATTAATTTATGCACCTCTATCTCATCTAATGTTCCAGTTGTTCCTATTCGGTAAGGTGCATTCTCTAAGTTCTTCATTATTTTAGTGAGAGATTTGGCTTTGTAAAGATGAGCCTCATCTCCTATCACCAATCGAAAATCTGTGAAGAAGTTTTTCTTTAATTCATATAACGACTGCCATGTTGAAATCACTATTGGTTTATCTGTTTCTTTGTCTTGTCCTCCAAAAATTTTATGGACATTTTCTTCGACTTGGAACGAATCATCTATCTTTGCATATGCTTCAAAATCTGAATACATCTGACTTACCAGAGAAAGCGTCGGCACGATGATCAACGACTTCTCAGGGAAGTAATACCGAATCAGATAGTATATGATAAGTGATTTTCCAGATGCAGTTGGAGACAGCAGCAAACATCTCTGTTTGTCTATCGAATGTCTGACTGCAAAACTTTGATAATCTCTTAATTTATATTCACATGGAAATGATGTAAGGAAATTGAAATAGTCATCATTGGAGATTTCTTCTAAAGTATCTCCTGTATTGTCTATTAATTTGTATTCCCTGTCAACTGCAAATCTAGTTATCTCTGGTATGAGTCCAGAATAGATTCGATGGTTGTCCATGTTAAAAAGATACACATATCCATCCCATTTCTTCCTTCGATACATGGGCATGAACTGATATCCATTTGGCCGGAATCGAAAATAATGATTCAATTCCATTTTTACACCAGGCTCACAATTCAATCTCACAAAGACTTCTGTGTCTTTTTCCATCAAGATCTCAGTACTCATCCAAGACCCGCTACAAATTTCCTCCAATTGATTGCATTGTTAATATGGAAACTTCTATTCTCAATCATTGAAAGTACTGATTTTAAGTATTCTACTTTTCCTTTCTGTTCGTTCATAATCTTCTCGGCCTTCTGAAGAACCTCATCCGCAGCAACATAATGTCGTTCCAACTCCGTTTTAGATAAACGTATGTTGTGTTCTGGTGCTTTTCCGTTCTTGGAAATCACCACTTCCCACCTTTGCTGAAAGAGAATTTTCCAATGAGTTTCAAGATCACTCATTTTACGTTTCTCTTTTGAATATATGTCTAAGTATTTTTGATGAAGATTGGGAATCTTCAAGGATTCATTATCCAAATCTGTATCATCAATGTGAGAGTCCTCCCCCCACATTTCCATAATTTCTTCAATTGTCATAATAACCTCAGTTATTCAATAAGTTTTTAACCTCATAATTTTGATAACGGAATGATGTCGTTGCTTGAAAGTATTCCAGATCTCCAACTGAACTATCAAAATCAAGTGCCGAAAGGGATATCGGAAATGCATCATAAAAATGAAACTCCATTTGAGGATTCATTCCACTTGTCAATATAGTAAGGACAATATTTGTATATGCTCCACCTCTTGGTTTAAGTGTGTCTGATCCTTTTAAAACACGATATTTTTCATGACCCTCTGCAAGACCCATTGCAATAATTCTATCATAA